GCAGAGCTTCACCGTTCGTCCAGACCAGGTCAAGCTCTTTCGTTGTGGTGTTCAGCACGATGTCAACGCTGCCAATGAAGTTGTATCCCACGCGGGCGGTTCGGTTGAACGCGACCGTCTCAGTATTTGCGCCAAGATCACCGCTGATATTCCCGAGCACTTCGAACGTGCAGGACTTGCAGTTCGCCGGCATGAAGATCGTGACGAAGAACTTGAACCCGCGCTGATAGTTGCTGTACGTCGCATTGCTCGTCGAGATCGTCCAGCCCGGATCGACCAACGTCGGTGTCTGCGGCGAACTGCCATTGATCACGCCACCCGCGGCGTTCCCAGCGATCGTGATCGTCTTCTCACCAGCACCAGTCACAGTGACCGATGCACCAACGAAGTTCAGAGTGTTCGTGGTCCCGCCAACGATCACACCCTCTTCTTTGACAGCGATCGTCGCATCAGCACCCGCGGGACCCATCGGACCGATCGCACCATCGACGCCGGCAGGACCTTGTGGACCAGCAGGACCCACAGCACCGTCAACGCCATCGAGACCATCAGCACCCGCTGGACCCTGAATACCCTGAGGACCTGTAGCACCGTCAGCACCAGCAGGACCCTGAGCTCCATCGACGCCGTCGGTACCATTCGCACCAGCAGGACCTTGAGGACCCTGTGGTCCTACAGCTCCAGCCTCTGGGAGGAGCATCGCCAGACGCATGGTCTCAGCGGTAACTCGATGGTCGACCAGGGTGTCGTTGCCCAGGGATGCGGACCATGCACGCGGCACAGTACCTTCTTGACCGCGGACCAAGCCAGTGAGCACATCACCACTGCGGCCAGTGACTCGGACGATCTCGCGGACCGTGCCGGACTGGTCCTCCAGGGTCACCAGGAAGAACTGCCCAGGGGCCGGCGCAGGGTACAGCTGTCCATACCCTGGCATCACCTGCAGCGTTGTGTCTCCAGGGGCGAGGGCGGTGGCAAGGAGTGCTACAGCATTATTGGTGAACAGTTGGGTATCGTATGCCATATCAGTTACCCTTGCGGATAGTCCCGCCGTGTCGCGCGACGATCGCCATCAGGGATTCCTTGTTCTTACCCGCTGATTGAGCTACAGCGAACTCAGTCTCAAAATTCCGCGCTTCTTTCAGTGGGATTTGGATCCGGATTACTTCGATACCGTGCTCGATCCGATACGCCTGGAACGGCTTTTTCTCGAGATTATTCAGAAGGTTCATACAGCAGCCGCCTCTGTTTCAGCAGGTGAAAGATCAGTGGACCCTGCAGCCCCCGGAGCCCCTGCCTGACCCTTGGAAGAGTACTCGGAGTACAGCTTCAGGAACTTCGAACGGTTGAAGATGCTGTGATCGATGTCCTCGATGGAGTTCAAGCTGATCTCCTCGATGAGCTCTTCGGTCCCTGGCTGAAATACGTCGAACAGAATTCCTTCTGATTCGCGATCCTTCACGGCCAGTTTCACTCGAACGATCTCGTATTCTCTTGAGCCCTCGTCCGAAATACCTGAATTGATTCTGCTGTTCGCACGGACGGAGTCACCTGGTTGTGGGAGTTGGTACGCGCGCTTCACGAATCCATCGGTCTCGAGGACCTTGTACCCGTGCGCGTTCTTCACGTACTTCACTGGAACAGCGTTCAGCTTCTGAATCTCGTCGAACGGGACCTGAGTGCTGTCCTCGAGAATCACGGAAGGCCCGTTCTCAGTCGAGTTCGTGAACCCGATCACCTTGCCCGGTAGTCCGGCTGCGGTCTTGATGGCATCGCCGGCGAGTGGTACGATCAGCATTAGAATCCCTTGCGTTCTTGTATTTAGAGGGTACTTCAGTACCCGCGGGACTCTTACTCTTCGGACTTGTCGTCGCTGTCGAGCTCTTCATCGAGGAGTTCTTCTTCGAGCTCTTCGATGTACTTCTTGAATGAGACGCGTCGTGCGCGCTGCAGACGAACGTCTTGCGATTCGGCGAATCCACGCTTGTGGTGCTTCGTCGTATCCTTCTTGGTGTTCACATGGTCGCCCATAGGTTCTTTCAGCGGGATGAAATGTATTTAGCGGGCGAGAGCGTCATCAAGTAGCTCTCGACGATGCAGAAGTTCGTTCAGAAGGCGAGCGTTCCGTTCAGCAGCTGTGAGGGCATTCCGGAGGATCTTCAGTGCTTCTGTCTGATCAGCTGGTCGCTCTTGCTTCAGGATTTTGAAGAATCCATCGAGCATCTGACTGACAGCTTCTTCCTGTTCTTTACGACCACGACGATTGATGTCGCGATCGATCTTCACACCGAATCCCTTGCCGAGCTTGTTCAGGACGAGACCGAGCATCCCGTCGGTGAATCTACCACCTTGCGCGATCTCCTTCACACGATCGGACAGGAGCGTGTACCCGGATTCTCGGAATTGTTCTGGAGTGAGCTGATCGTTCGTGGTTCTCCCACGGGAATTGTCTGGCTTTTTGAAAGCGGGGTGCTGATTCGGTCCAGTCATCTGCTTCCGGAGCTGCACGATCCAATCGATGATCGGGCCAGCAGTCTTGTCGGCGACCAGGGATTGTAGCGTCTCGGTTGGAATTGCTTTCAGATGATCGTCGTAGAAACTCTTCAGCTCGGAATATGAGCGCAATAGTTCTTCCTTGACTGTACGCGAACACAGGGAAAGGAACAAATCGGTGTTCCCGTGATCCAGAGCGCGTTCTGCGTCAACGGAGCTCCAGTTCTCGTCGATAATGCCGGGTGGAACATCGATCTTCCAGGTTCTGGCGAACTCACGAACAGCTTCGATCACGTTGTTCACGGACTCGTCGGCGACTGGAGCGATCGGATCGACTTCGCCTTTCTTGGTAAGCTTCGTAGCGACACGACACGTGTACTTACCGGGAGCCAGAATCATTTCGGCTTCTGAGCCGTGCTTCAGGTGCGCAGCGGTTTGCAGGCGCAGGACATCGATCAGAATGTCCTCGGGCTGAGCCAGGGTGGAGATCAGGAATCCAAGGTCACCGTCGATCGCGTCACCACGACCGGAGCGCTCGAGCCACTGAAGCGTAGCGCCGAATGTATTCTTTGCTGAGCCGAACTTAGCGAACGCGAGCGCCGTATCACGGTCGGTGGACCACGAGGAGGCGCGATCCCATTCGAGATCAAGAACACGGGAGCCATCGCGCACGGAGCGCAGGAACTGCAGGCCCTTGCCGACTTCCATCTGTCCGTCGTACCGCTTACGCTCCTTCAGATCGTGTGAGCTGAACAACAGGCCACGGTACAGAAGAGTAGGGCGTGTCGGACGGAGGCCGGGCACGGACATCAGCTCCTTCTGAGCGGAGCGGGAGAGATCGAAGTACCGTCCATTGCCGTTCTTCCAGTCCACGAGTTCCTTTCGGACCGGGCCGGAGATACCATTCCGTTCAACGTAACTGAACTCACGGAACAGGTCAGCGGTGAACTCTTGAAGCGCGTCGATGTCCTTTTGCGTCAGAGCAGAGGCCTTCAGCTCACGAAGCTTCTTCAGGGTGGCTGAGCTCATGTCCTTCGTGTAGTTCCGGTCCTCGACGAACTGCAGAACGTTCCGGTTGTTCAACAGGAAGAACTTCACGGAGTTCAGGAACTCGGCTGGGTTCCGAAGGTCAGTGAGCTCGAGGCCCTTGGTGAACAGTGGCTTCGTCCGGGGATCCTTCGACATGATCTTCTTCAGATCTTCGATAGGATGCCCAGAGGCTTCTTGAAGGGTCGACAGGAGTTCCATGAGCGCGATCTTAGTTCGATCGCCTATTTACGATCGTCAGGTCGGTAGGATCCAGAGATTCGTGTCTGGGAGATGAAGTTCGAACAGTTGTTCAACGACGGGCCAGTGCGCACCGCCGAGGCCGCAGCCGATCAGCGGGTGATGGATCGGCATTCCAGCAGTTCTCTTCGCAGCGATCTTCTGTAGGCAGGTATCGAGGGCATCGTACGAGGTGTACCGCTTTCCGTCTTTCCCGTAGAACTGCTGAGCTACCATGTTCACGACGAACAGTTCGGGCGTGATCTGAACGACCTGAATGTCGCCCATGTAATCGTACCCACGATGGTACTGGTTCATCAGGTACCGGTCGCAGTACCGCTCACGAACCTCTGGGTACCGTTCGTACAGGGCCTTAGCGAACCCAGAGCCCATCGTACCCTGAGCGTTCACTTGCTGCAGAATCAGGCCTTTCTGTACGCTAGCGATCAGGTCGCCTTCGATGACGTTCACTTCAGCTCCCAGGGACGTGTAACCTTCAGGGTCTTCTTCAGCAGAGTCAGATTGAATCGAGCAGCCTCAACTGCCTCCTCGCAGGCCTTCCGAGCTGCCTTCTCGGCGTTCAGACGAGTCTTGTACTTCGTCTTGAACGCAAGCTTCATGTTCAGGGCATTGCTCCCAGCGAACCGTTCACGGAACTCACGCACCGTCAGGACTTCGAATCCCTCAACGACGAACGAGTCAGAGTCGTCGATCACCTGTTGAATACAGATACAGCGAACCTGTCCGCAGACATCGCACTGCATCTCAGCGAGGTAGTGCCCCATGTTCAGGTGCTCATCTTGTACGGGATACCTGGATGGCTCTCGTAGTTCACGAGGGCGAAGTCATCCATCTTGAACCCGTCGATGTCAGTGACGTCTGGATTCAGGAGCACGATCGGCGAGGCCATCGGCTTCCGTTCGAGCTGCGTCGGGATCATGTCCAGGTGATCGGCGTACAGGTGAGTGTCGCCGAGGTCCATGATCAAGCGATGCGGAGTGCAGTTCGTGACCTGAGCGACCATCATCAGAAGCAGGGCGTACGAGGCGATGTTGAACGGGAGGCCAAGAGCCGTGTCCACCGAGCGCTGGTACATCTTCAGGGACAGACGACGCATCCCACCCTTCAGAGAGACGAAGAACTGGAAGAACATGTGGCACGGCGGGAGAGCCATGTTGTTCAGGTCGCCGACATTCCAAGCCGAGACGAGGATCCGGCGATCGGTCGGGTTCGACTTGATCTTCTGAATCGCTTCCTTGATCTGGTCGAACTGCTCACGAACGACCTTCGCGTTGAAGTACGTCGTGGCACCGGAGCCGTCGTGGTGATTCAGGTAGTCGTCGTACGACTTCACTGTGACCTTCTCCCACGAGCGCCACTGCTTCCCGTACACGTTCCCGAGATCGCCGTCGAACGCAGCCTTCGGCTTCCAGTACGCGGCTTGAGCATTCGCCGTCCAGATCGTGGCGACGGACTCGTCACGAGTGCCGTGATGAATCTCAGCCAGCCGGCGTTCATCGGTGGAGCCTTCGAGGAACCACAGGAGTTCCGAGACGATCATCTTGAACGGCATCTTCTTCGTCGTGAGCAGCGGGAAACCCTGCGAGACGTCGATGTCGAGCTGATTCGAGAACAGCGCGCGAGTGCCAGTCCCAGTCCGGTCGATCCGGTCTTCACCGCACTCGAGGATGTCTTGGCAGAGACCGAGGTACTGGTGCTCCCAGCTTGGTGTCGTGTTCATGCGTGCTCTTTCAAGTATTTCGCTGGGACATGATCGGCGAGGTACACGCCGTTCTCGGAGATGTAGAACTGGAGACCATCAGCGACCATTTGTTTCGCGTCGATCTCGAGCACCTGGTACCCATGCTTCCGACGGCCACCAACTGCCTCAGCGACATCAACTGTTGCCGAGAGGTGCACGTGATGGCGCTTGATCGGGAGCAGGCCCTTCTTGAAGATGATCTCGAGGAACTGATCGTCAGCGCCGTGGTACAGGACGACTGGTGGCACGACCTTTCTGAACGTCATCTTCACGTCCTTCGTGCTGTGCCCTTGGTTCGCCCGGATCTCGGTTGGCTGCTCACCTGTTCGGAGGCACTCGCCGAATGACGGGTTCGTGGCGTACCGTTGCTTCTGATCGTCTCGAACGATGTTCATCAGCTCGATCAGTGTGAAGTCGGTGTTCTCGATGAGCTCTTGAATCGAGCACCAACCTTCACGGCTTAGCTCGAGATTCGCTTTCTCCGGTTTGTGCCGAAGAAGCATTGAGAGGTACTTTGACCTAGTTGCTTGTGTGTCCATAGATCAGATTGTAACATCAGATCAAATGCGACATCGGGACTTCCTCGGTTGGGTTCAGACGGACGTACACTTTTCCTCGGACGGAGCCGGCCTTCGAGTGACTGGTGAACCAATCTACGTACCCGTGTCCTTCGATCACGATCGGCTGTCGTGGATCGTGCCCAGCCGGAACCTTCACCTTGAACGTCTGGCCAAGGATGTCGACCATCTCAAGGGTCGTGCCGTTCTTCAGATCCTTCGCTCTGATCTCCTTCGATACACGGAGGTCCTTCGTTCGGTACACCTTGCCCGGTTCGGAGTTCACAATCGTTGCCTCGAGGAGCGCCTCGTTCACGCCGAGGAACGAGTACTCGGACTGCGTGAACCGAGTGATCACCGTGACGTCCTGTTGATCCTTGATCGGCACAGTGAACCGGAGGCCGTGCGGAACACCAGCCGGAAGTTGAACACGATGCTTCACGCCATCCACTGTAACGTCACACTGGAACCCGTGGTACGCCTCAGTGATCGAGACGTACGCAATGAAGTCACCCTTGTTCTGACGCGCTTCAGGTGGTCGGTACGCCTCGACGATTCGTGGACGAACTGGGTGGATCTTTGGTGCCGCTGTCTTGTACGCGTTCGATGCCGGACGACGATAGAACGGGTTCGGGCCGCCAGAACGTGGGTTGAACTCGTTGAACGTGCCCTCGTACACTGGGGTTGGCTTCGTGAACGACGATGCACGAGCGTACCGAGGAGGCGGTGTCGACGGAGGCGGTGTCGTGTACCCGGCTTCGATCAGCTCGAACGCGGCCTTGACATCCTTAAAGATCTCAGCGTTCCCGCCCTTGTCCGGGTGGTGCTTCGATGCTAGCTTCCGGTACGCGGCCCGAGCTTCGTCAGTCGTAGCCGACGACGGGATGCCAAGTGTATTGAACGGATCAGCCATAGCGAACCTTGATGCTGTTCGCTATTTACACTTTCAAAAATGACTGGTGAAGCTTTACGAGCTTCGCGTCAAGATCAAGGAGCTCGAGGGCTGTGCCGACGATCCACTCAGTCGTCATGTGCATCACGAGGTGCCCGTACTGGCGACCATCGCTCTTCAGTTCACGGTTCCCGGCGACGTTCAGCACTTGAACTTGATGGTTCTTGATGAACTCGGCGAGAGCACCGGAGTTCTGCACGATCAGATCAATCACTGCTTCGGTGCCGTTCATCGGGCCGAGCTGAGCAAGCCGAACGATCTCAGATACATCGAGCTCGAGGAGCTTCGTGCCTTCGATCTTCGCGTACCGACGAGTCAGAACGGTTCCGGGCGACTGCAGATTGTGCGCGATGATCACGGTGGCATCAGCCGCCTTGATATTCACGAGAGTCCGTTCGTCGTACGAACCCTTCGCGGTGAGGTCGTACGCTTGAAGCAGTGGGTTCAGGCCGATCGAGGTCTTGTACAGCGCAGCGGCTTGACCACCGGTCCGAATGCCAGCTTTCCGAGCAGCCTCAAGGCCGCCCTGATCGGCGCCTGTTTGTCCACCGCTGATCACGGTGTGCAGACCACCCCATTGAATGTCGAACGTCATCTCAGACCTTTACGTCGATGTGGTGATGTGCCTTGTTCAGGTCGTACAGCACTTGAACCTTCGTTGGGTCGAGGTCCTTCGCTTGCTTGAACACCGGGATCACGCGAATGTACAGATCAGCGCGATGATCGACTGCCTTGTCGTTCTTCACGGACCAGTTCTTGTACCCCTTGCCCTTCAGACGGAGCGGGGTGTTGATGTCGTGTCCGGCTGGAACACGGACTTGGTACTGGTCGCCGAGCAGGTCGGAGACGTGCACCCAGGCACCGAGCAGGATGTCGAGTGCGTTCACCTTCACCGAGGTTGTGAGGTCACCAGTGTTGATCTCGCCGGTTGGCTGTCCGTTCGACCCGATGATCGGGCGAGCTTCGTTGATCTCCACAGTCTCGAAGTCGGACGGCATGAACCGCACCGTCACGACGACCGTCTTCCCACCCTCGGACTTGAACTGCCCTCTGGCACCATTCGGGATGCCAGCTGGCAGGACGACCTTGTCGACCACGTTCCCGAGGCGGACCTCCATCGTGTGACCCTTGTAAGCGTTCAGAATCGGGAGCTGCGTGACCAGCTCGTACACCTGCTGAACGTGCACGTTCGCGTGAGCGCGCATCTGTCGCAGGATGTCGTTGATGTCGCTGAACTGCTGGAACCCGTCGCCTTGCGTCGGCGGATTGTCGTACTGCGCACGCTTCGCATCGTCGCTCAGAACATCGTACGCCGTCTGAATCTTCTTGAAGATCTCGGCATCGCCACCCTTGTCCGGGTGGTGTTTCGACGCGAGCTTCCGGTACGCCTTCTTGATTTCGTCGCCTGTGGCATCCTTTGAGACACCGAGATCTTCGTAGTACGTTGTCATTGGGCAGTGAGGTTCTCGGAGTCAATGATCAGGTCGAGAGGAGCGTTGAACGACACCTCGACCCACTTCCCGTCGACTCGCACCTCGATGCGCAGATTCGACATGTTCATACCAGCTTCGACGGCTCGTTCGATCTCATCGAGCACGCCCATTCTCTTCCAGACTTCGCGCTTGTGCCACGCCTTGAACTCGGCGGTGTTGCACATCTTCACGAACGCATCGGACTTGTTGTCCTTCTGCGAGCGTCCGTCTTGACTGTACGCTCGTGCTCCGGACGCTTTGTGCGTGCAGTGCACGGCAGTGAGGCTCTTATTGCGCGCTTGTCCGCCGGCCCCTTGTCCATGTGAGTACGCCCAGTCACAGTCACTCGCGGTGACTGAGAACAAGAGCTCTCGTTTCTTTGCCATTTCAGTACCTGTACCGTTCGGATGGTGGTTCGTTCAGAATGATCGCTTCACGACGGAAGTCAGTGGTCGTCGAGTCATTCACCTTCTCGACGATTGCCTGAGCTTCTGAGAGCTCATCACATTCTACCACAATCGACGAGACACCAGACGATGAAGCCCGGTTCGAGGTGGTATTTACCAGGACGAGGTACTTCATTTTGTGATGTAAGCAGTTTTGAACAGGGCAGGACTGAGGACCCACTGGTCGTTCGCGTCGTTCGTCTGACGACACACGAAGTCACCGTCTCTCAGACGGTGCAGATTCGGAACACCATCGATCGTTTCGCCAGAGCGACCCTGAACAACCCAAGTGCCAGGAGTGACCGACATCTTCCGTGAGTTCATCTCACTGAACTCGAAGAACTCGATGTCATCACCAGTTTCGCTGTTCGCTGTGCGGTGCCAGTTCGCACCGGTCGTTGAGAGGATCGTTGCCATCTCAGCCCTTGTAAGAGAATGCCTTCAGCTCGCGCTTGTACATCTCGCCGGCTGTGTCGGACTTCAGCGTGGCGAGGTACGCCTTCAGATCGGCCAGCTTCTTCTCGAGCTCGGCGATCTTGTCCTTCGTCAGGTTCCAGATCGGCATGCTGAGCAGACGTTCGTAGTCCACGAAGTCCTTGCTCAGGAGCAGGGTGATAAGGTCAGCCTTGCCAGTGTCCTTGAAGACCTTCGTGTTCGCGAGGTAGAACCGAATGAACCGGACGACCTCGGACTGGAACCGAATCTGCTCGGTCGTGTCGGCAATGAGCTTCTGACGACGGACTTCGTACTGACTGAGGCGCCAGGGGACGAAGCCTTCGATGACTGCCTCAGCACTCTCGTACTTCTGCAGGACGCCATCAGGGTTCCACAGCGTGAAGTTCTCCGTACCGCGACCGATCAGCTTGAACTTCTTCAGCAGCGTCTCGTAGTCCATCGCTGAGGTTGAGCGCGGGACCATGACCTCGAAGCTGAACGTGTCTTCGGACGAGTTGTCATCGTACTGACGAATGAACTCGGCTTCTTCGAGCTTGTTCAGAACGTCCTTGTACGAGTCGAGGTACACGCCGAGTGGGAGCTCAGTGATCCGGATCGTGGTGCTGTTCACGACCTCGAGCTTCCCGGTTGTTGTGACTTGGCCGGTCTCCTTGTTCCGTTCGACAGTGCCGTGGTACCCACGGAACCACGGAGTCAGCGTGCCACCCTTGAGCTTCTTGCCGTCGAGTGCCTTCAGCACTGCATCACGGACCTGCTCTGGGTGATAGCTGAAGATCTCACAGGCATGGCCGGTGCCAGTGCCGGATGCGCCGTTCACGAGCGACATCGGGAGCAGCGGGATGTACGTCTCAGGCTCGATCTCTTCGCCATCGGACAGAAGCGCCTTCAGAATGCAGTCGTCTTCTTTCTTGAACAGCTGACGGAAGTACGGGCTGAGTTCGGTGAAGATGTACCGGCCAGCACCTGGCTCCTTCGTGAGACGGGAGCCGAACTGACCTGACGGGATGAACAGGTTCATGTTGTTCATGCCCGGCATCTTGTCGCAGGCCATGTTCACCATCGTGCCGACGAGTGACGCGGCGCCGTGGTGGTAGTCCGTCTTCGCAGCGATCATTGATGCCAGACGTTCGACTTGAATCTCGCCAGCGCTCTCGCCACGGAGAGCAGTGCCGTACAGGGCCTTCCGCTGAGATGGCTTCAGGCCATCAGTGATCTTCGGGATGCTGCGGACGTTGTCGTACAGACTGAACGTCTTCACAGCCGTGTTGAAGTAGTCACGGACCCGAATCGAACGACGCGTCGAGTTGCTGTGCTGCGATTGTGGTGAGCGGATCTTTCCCATAGTCTATTCTATCTCACTTCACGACCGAGAAGACGGCCTTGACCTCGGTCTTCACAGGTTCGACTCGCACGATCCGGTACGACTTCCGCTCCTCCACGGCCTTCAGGACCCAGGCTTCGAGGGCCTCATCGTCCTCGAACCAAATCAGATTCAGGACCTGCGAGGTGCACATGTCCGGTTGACCGCGCTCGCCGTACCCGGAGTCGTACGTCATCGAGTCCTGCACGATCGCGAAGTACTTCGTCGACGACGGAAGCTTGCTGACTTCGGAGACCGAGTGCGTGTTGTTGTACACGCGGGTGAGCTTCATCTGCCGTTCCTTTTCAGGCGACACCGCTGGTGGCCACGGACCTTCTGCCATTGTCGTTCCCCTTGGGTTGTAGATGCCTCCCGGCACGTAGTCTTCGTCGTTGTACATCAGACGGCTCCCACGATGAACTCATCGAAGTCGCCGGCGGGCGTCTCGAGCCAGGCCTTCCGGTCATCGGCGCGCTGACTGTTGAACGCGAGGTCGATTGCCTCGTTGTCCTCGGTGTCGATCTTGTCCACGCGGAACAGGTACTGCTCGAGATCGCCGAGGAACTTCCCGAACTGCTTCGTGCTCCACGTCGACAGACCCTTGTAGTACTTCATCTTCCAACCCTTGAGGCGCTGGCCGTCCTTGGCTTCCCAGATATGGTAGTCACGTTCGGTGAAGAACTCGCGCTCGCTCTTGTCCTTCATCGTGACGACGATCACTGGGGTGCGCAGGATGTGCACGAACCCGAGGGTGAACAGCTCTGGCCAGAAGTGATCGAAGAGGTTCATCAGCAGACCACAGATGTGGAAGCCGTCGACGTCAGCATCGGAGGCCAGGGCGACCTTGCCGAACCGAAGCTCGTCGAGCGATCGCACTGGGGTGCCGATCTTCAGGCCGATCACGGTCAGAATCTTCTGAATCTCGTTCGGCTCGACCTTGCCGTCCTTGCCCTTCTTCTCACGATCGAGACCGAGGACGCGCATCACGTCCTTCTCGCGAACGTTCAGCGGCTTACCCTTCAGCGGGAACGAGCCGATGTACGGGTTATCGCCACGGCCACCTTGAATCGACTTCGAAGCCGAGTCACCTTCCGAGAGGAACAGGACGCACTTGATCCGTTGGTTCCGTTCTGAGGCATCGGAGAACTTCTCGATCTTCCGTGGGTCAGCCTTGCCTTGCTCCTTGCCAACGGCCTTCAGCGTCTTCATTTCCTCGGCGAGCTTCTTCGCTTCGACCCAGTCGAGCACGGACTGAATGATGTCGGTCTTCAGCAGCTTCTGAATGAGCTTCTCAGGGCACTTCCAGCCACGGCCGTACGCGCTCGGCTCAGTGATCAGCTCGTCCTTCGTCTGCGACGAGTACCGTGGGTTCACGATCGTCGCATCGATGAACAGATGGAGGTGGTTCCGAATGTCCGCCGGGGCGACCTTCACCTTCGCCTTCTTCTCGATCGAGCCACGGAGGCCGTCCACGATCTGGTTCACGATGTAGTGAATGTGCGTGCCGCCGATCTTCGTCTTCGACGTGTTCACGAACGACGTGTGTTGGAACCCGTCTTCGGACTTCGCGACACCGACTCGGAACGACTCACCTTCGTCGTACCCGTACTCGGCTGTGCCGGTGAACATCTCGATGTAGTCCTTGAACGTGCGGGTCATGATCCGCGTGCCGTTCCAGTACACCTTGAGGTGCGTGTTCGTGGCAGCGACTTCGACGACGCGGCTGAACAGCATCGCGTAATTGCTGTCGTCGATGCCTTCCATGCCGAGCTTCTCGAAGTCCGGATGGTACGTGATCCGCGTGTACCCCTTCGGCTCCACGGCCTTGCTGACCTTCGGGTCACGGCCACCTTGACTGTTCTCGGTGAACGTCATCAGGAACTTGTTCTTCGCGTCGCAGGTCTCGACACGGAACTTCGTGCTGAAGATGCAGGTCAGAGCAGCGCCTTCGCCGTTCTGGCCGGTGAGCACGGACTCGTCGGAGTCATCGAAGTTCGATCCAGCGCGCAGCTCGAAGATCAGCTCGGGAACCCACTGATCGAGTTCCTTGTGCTTCACGACTGGGATCCCGCCGTTGTCGAAGATGCTGATCTCACCCTTGGATTGATCGACATCAACGCGGATGATGTCCAGACCCTTGCCTTCGGGACGCTTGCTGTGGTCAGCTGAGTTACTGATCACCTCGTCGAACAGCTTCAGGAAGCCAGGGTTGTACGTGACTTCCCGTTGCTCCATCGACTTCGCATCAGCGGTCGGCACCCACTCGACGGCCGTGTGCGGCTTGATCGAACCGATGTACCGGCCAGGGCGAAGGAGGACGTGCTCGACTTCACTGAGCTTCTTGAACTGCTGCTCGATTGTCTTTTTGATGGCCATGCGGTTTCCGTGGTTAGTTCCAAGGTCCTATCTTATCACGCCTTGGAAAGCCAGAACAGGTAGATCGTGGTCGTGAGCGGTGCGCCGTTCGAACTTTCGTGCCGCCAGACACCGTCGTACGACAGATAAGCGGTGAAAGGAACGCCGTCAGAGCCACTCTTCACAGTGTGACGCTGACCACGCTCGGGCGGGTGGAACGCTACCTGAAGCCACGCTGGCAGCGGACTCCAGCGACGGTACGGTGCGTCGTCATCTTTCACGAGACGCTCACGATGTACCCGCCCTTGCAGCGAACAAGGCGAACGCGAATGCCAGACGCCTGCCAGCTCTTCACTGCTTCCAGCGAGATCTGTGGCAGGTTCGGCGGCGGGGTCGGGAGGTACTTCGGCTTCGTCATCATTCACCTCTTCGCATTGCGAAATACGCGAGCGCGTCTTGCCAGGTCACGACACCGTCGATGTCCCAATCCAGAGCGCTCAGGATGTCAACGAACAGTTGACCTTGTTGTTCAGAGGTCAGTGGTGTGTCGAGCACCACTGCCTCGAGATCAGCGAGTTGGCTCATGTCAACCCCAGGTGAAGCCACCGGCCTTGACCGACTTCACGACCTTGAGCGCCACGAACTCGACGCCTGGGTACTGAGTGGCCAGACGAGTCATCTCGTCGTGGTACGACTGCTCGGTCATGTGCAGCGCTGGCTTGCTGCCGAACAGCAGGTGTTCGACACCGTCGTGCACGGCGACACGAGCGATCACGACACCACGACCCTTGATGCCGACCTGAGCCGAAGCAGCGTGGCTGCGGCCAGTGACCTTCGCGACATTCACGAGCTTGTTCGCGGTGGCGATCATCTCCGACGGCTTCGTGGTCTCGGCCTTCCAGGACGCGTGAGCCTGAGCACGACGGTACAGGACCGCACCTTCGACCGAGCGGCCGTTCATCGTGAAGTACCGCGAGCCGACACGGGTGCCAGTGCCGGTCAGCACACGGCCAACGTCGGACTGCTTCGTCGAGTAGAACTTGCCATCGGCACCGACGAAGTAACCCTTCAGGGTGCTGTCGATGTGCGTCAGCGGGAACAGGTATTGAAAACCAACTTGCATGATCTTTCTCCTTCAGTTTCTAGTCGCGGTAGCTTTCGTCGCCCAACTGGGCGACTTGATCACGGCCAGCGTCATAGCCGTCATCGTACCCAGTGGTGCGACCGGCTTCGAACAGGTCTTGGACAGCTTCCGCTGCCGCAGCCACATCGACGCCAGCAGCGACCAGCTTCGCATGGATGAACACGGCGTTCGCACGGACCTTGGCACGCTGCTCTTCGCTCGTTTGCCAGTTGAAGTCCAGTTCGACAGCGTTCGATGCCATGTGATCTCCGATTCGATAGATGAACTATAACACGAACCGGAGCAGGCGGACACTGCTAAAGTGTAACGACGTCCTGACTCGTAACGATCTCGAGGACCATGAGGTACTTCGATGTGAACCACAGCCCGCCCTGTGACTCAGGTCGCTGGTGCTTCGTGATCCCAGAGATTCTGACCTTCGCCCAGACACGGCCCTTCTTGCTGAGGTGCGGGGCGAGTGGAAGGGCGCACGAGTGCCAACCGGGCCGGAACGCGTACCCCTTCGTCAGGTGTTCCTCAGCGATGTACCGCACGCCCGGCTCGATCACCAGGCGCTTGTTGATGAACAACGGGCCGAGCGAGCCGTCAGCTCGTTGGCTGAGCAGCTTGTACGCGATCATGCGAGCCTGTAACCCTTGATGTGATCGATGAACTGGCCTTCCGGGTGCGTGAGCGGGTACTCGGTCTCGCGTCCAGTCTCGACGTCGAGGTACACCCACTTCGCCAAGAACGGGTTCACTTCCTGGTTGCTGAACTTCGGCTCGGGTGCCGGCACGAATTTCGTGTCCCAGTACTTCTGCGGCACGACGATGCCGCAGGCCGTGGCCATGCTGTTCATCGACCGCTCGTCTTCACGGAAGATCGCGGACGGCAGGCACAGCGCACCGCGCCCAGTGCGCTCGAGCTCGGCGTAACAATCAACGACGCCCTGATGGTTGAACGCGGCGCAGATGATGATCGTCTTGTCCTGCTCGGCCCATTCGAAGAACGCGCGGTACGAGTGGATGTCCTCACCCTTGTGCGAAGCGACGTCGTTCGCGATCTCGCCGACCACGTGCGCGGTCTGGAGGCCGCACTGCAGCGGGGAGAGGTATCCGTTCGCGACGAACGAGTACAGGCGGTAGTTCTGCTTGATCATGTGGTTTCCTTGCAACGTTGTTGAACGAGCTGACCCTTGATGTGCAGCATGTTCAGGTATGTCTTCAGCTCAGCGATCGTGTCGAACTTCGGCAGGACCTTCGCGTCGTCGCGGATGTGCTCCGGCTTGTTCCAGATGTCCGAGCCGACTTGCCAGACACGAGCGTGGTAGTCCTTCGGCTTCACGAAGTCGTACCGGTTCCCGTTCCGTGGCTGAACGCGACCGATGATGTCGCAGATCTCGGCAGACGAATGCATCCGGTGAAGCGTCGTCGAGAACGCGTACAGCCGATCTTCATCGAGCAGGCACACGCGCTTCCAGTGGAACACTCCGCACGCCGAGAGCTTCGGCTGTGCCGGCGGCACTGGCGGAGTCCGGTTCACCCAGTACCCTTGCTTCACCTCGTGCTCGTGACGTTCGAGCACCTCTTCTTGCGACTTCACGACGCGGTCGAAGGTCTCCTTGAACTTCTCGGCAGAGATCGGTTCGAACGTCAGACCGACATCGTCCGGCTTGTTCCGAGTGGCGAGGATCGGCTTCGTGTTCTTGTGCCCAGCGAACGAGAGCTTGTTCTCAGCCACGATCTGCAGCACGTTGTGCTCCTCGAGCGTGCCTTGATCGAGCTCGGCGATCAGCGCGGCCGACTTGTACAGCTTCAGTTCGCCGCCGGCCTGGTACTTGTAGTGCCCGGTCTGCGCCTCGTACGGCGGGACGTACATTACCTCGTACTGAGCTTGCTGACCGTTCAGAACATGTTCGACGTGCACTTCAGCCGAGATCCCGCACCGGCCAATGCCCGGAAGGTTCGCGCCGAGGTTCGTGTCACCAGCGCTGTCGACGAGGAGCTCAGTGATGAAGAACTTCCCGAAGTACTGGCCGAACGTGCCGTCTTGCAGCCGGTAGTACCGACCGATCACACGGTCCTTCGCTGGGATCTTCGACGGAGCCTTCACGGACTCGAATGCCTTCACCGCGTCCTTGTACTCTTGCGATGTCACTGGGAGCAGCACGTTGTGCGCACCGTCACGGGCCCAGATGCACTGGCCGTTGATCTCGCCACCGGCGGAGACGCCAACGCTCTGAAGCAGAGCCATCAGGTTGTTCGATTGGATCTCGACTTCCCAGCCGCTCGGGTCCTCGATGCGCCACACGACGTTCCCGCCACCGTAGTACACGCGCTTCACCTCGTCGGTGACCTTGAACCCAGCGCGTGGCACGTTCTCGAGCATCCGGATGTCGGGCGTGTACTTCCGATTCGAGCCCTTTCGTGTCACTGGGTCGTACACGTACTCGGTGTCGCCGACCCAGCCCTTCACCGTGTCTTGACGCTTCCGGCCAGCGGCATTGTCCTCGTACGGCGTTGCGAACGCCAGCGGAGTCCCGCCGTTCACTGGGATCGGCTTCACGCCGACGAACAGCTGCGAGAAGATCTTCAGCGACTTGTTGTAAACGACTTCGAAGTTCATTCTTTCGGATCCCATGGTTTCGGTGTGAACCCGTCCCAGTCTTTCGAGAGCTCGAAGAACTGGGGCTTGCCGGCCTTGTCACGGTCAGGCTTCGCGACGAACGCCTGAGCGCGAACAGCTGCCTCTCGTTGTGCGAGCTGCGCCTTCAGGTCGTCCTCATCGGCCACCACCAAGCAGAACCGAGCGGTGGTGAGAACGGTGTGCGTGACGTAAACGGTTTTCATACGTGCTCCATGATGCAGACGTCTTCAGCCCGCAAGTACCCGTAACCGGACTCGTGTGAGTACACGACCTCGTCACCGACTCGCTCTTGAACGAACGTCGGCTCGCGCTTCGCGAAAGGGTCCTCGAACAGGCCGGGAACGCGCTTCCCGTCAACGACCACTGGGTGCAGAACGATCATGCCAGCGCAGCCTTGATCACCAGCGAAGCGGCCTTGCCGTCGAACGTGCCGTCGAAGTGCTGCTTCATCATCTTCATGATCGAGCCAGTGTTCACTGGAGCGCCGGCGACACGGATGCTCGTGATGCACGAACGGATGGCTTCGACGAGCTCTTCGGTCGTCATCTGCTTCGGCAGGTACTTCTCGAGCGTGACGTTCTCGCCCATGAAGATCAGCGTGCGAGCGTTCGCGTCGCCGAGGGCAGCGATCGTCTCGTTGTTGTTCTTGATGAACTTCCGGACCAGCGTCAGGACTTCATCGTCCGTCGGCGCACGATTGCCAGCGTTCTTGCCGATCATCTCGGCCTCGCCGATCAGCGTGGTCAGCAGGCCCGAGACGGCCGTGAGCTTCTGACGCCGTGCGTTCAGGTTCTCGACCTTGATTTGTTCGATCAATGACATTTCACTCTCCGCGCTGAATACAGCATTAGGTGCTGAATAAGGATTCGTGAGTCCATTCTAACTCCGATTCATGGTTTCAGGATACCCGAAGGCCCGCCGAACCTAGGATCAGCGGGCCAGATGTAACGCGTAACGATCAGGTGTTCAGAACGTTCTCAGCCAGAGCGAGACCGTGATAGTGTGCAGCCATTGACTTCACCGGATCGTTCTTGATGTACTGGGCGAGCCCAATGAAACAGACAGCAAGCCAGAGCTGGTGTACTGGCTGAAAGTGCAGCGACATCAGCTCTTCAATACCTTCGTGACTCGGCGTTGGGATGTCGAAGCACAGGGCTCCGCCTTCCTTCGTGATGAAGAACTCACGGGAGCAGTTGAACGTGTCGTACCCACTGAGGGCGTACAGCAGCTTCCCGATGTCGTAGTCCTCGAGACCGACAAGCTCGGACTTCCCAAAGTACCCGCGCGGATCGATGATAGTGACCTTTCGAGTCGACATGTTCACCATCGAGTTCGACAGTTGAAGATCGCCGTGAATGAACCCGTACTCGTGTACCGGCAGGTTCGCGTAGTGATTCACAAGGGCTTCGTGAACACGCTGAATCGTGATCTCAGGGTCTCGCTCTTGAAGTCGGTACCCGTTCACCGTGCGAACGTCGCCGAACGAGTTCAGCACACCACGGACTTCGTGATACCGATCGAGGAGCTTCGTGTACGCCTCGGTCTTCACATCGCGAAGCAGCGTCTGAAGATCGATTGAATGCTTGTCGAGGTTGAACAACCACCGGCGTTGATCGATCAGCTGACCAACCACGTAGTTCCGATCGACCGGCGAGAGATCGGTCCAAGCCTTCCAGATCGGAACGCCTTCGACGCGCTCCATGAAGAACCCAGTGCCATCAGAGGCGATCCAGGTCCGTGGCACCGACGGACGAGCGTGCTGTGGATCAAGCAGCTCGTCGAGACGACGATACCAAGCGATCTCACGCTTCAGAATGCCCTTGCCTTGAGTGTTCGTTGCCTGCTTCAGCACGTAATCGCCGATGAACTCGACCGAGTTGAACTCACGAGCTTCGTCAGCTCGCTCTTGAGTCCGACGCAGCTTCGGCATGTCACCGAAGTCGATGATGTTCTGAAGGCGATGCTCACGGAGCTTGCCGAACTGATCGATGATGTCGATGAAGTCCTGACCGTTCTTGTACGTGACTTCAGTCGAGAACCGGCTCACGTAGTACAGGCCGAAGCACCCACCTCGCTCTGACGGCGAGAGCGCGACCTTCATGTCAGCCCAGCCAGTCCCAGCTCGCACGAGCTCGTACCGATTTGAGTTGTTGTAGTTCGTGAACACGACGTTCGCGCCGTTGTACATCTCGGTGAACTGGTCAAGGTGAAGATCACCAGTCGGGATGATGTCGCACCAAGCGAACACTGCCTGTTCGCCGATCACGTGCTCGCACGTCGTCAGGATCGCGTGAGCTGAGCCGTTCGCTTCGTCGACGCACTTCACGATCAACGGGATCTCTGGGAAGTACAGCTTGTGGTACTCGGCGACCATCGCAGCGTACTTCGAGTGCACGATCACCGTGAGCTGGTTCATCGCGTCCTTCGGGACGAACCCGTCAGCGCGCAGCGACTCCTTCACATCCTCGTCCATCGGAGCGAAGTCGATCTGAGACTTCCAGTACCGAATCATCTCCACGTACCCAGTGTTCTTCCCGATGTTCACGAGGAGCTTCGGGATGTTGTCCGTGAGTGGAGCGAGGCGCGAGCCAAGCCCGCCGGCGACGATTACGAGATGCATGTCAGAGCCATTTCATCATGTTCAGGACAGCTTCAAGATTGTCCTTGTTGAACGGGAAGTGCGGGTACGCGTAGAACACCGGCTCGCCGCAGTCCCAGTTGAACTCGCCGACATCGACTTCAGCGAACCCAGGTCGAATCTCGGAGACGACACGACACCCGTTCGCGTCTTCACCAGAGGTAATGATCATTTCAGATTTCCTTCCAACCAGAAGTATGATCATTCAAGTAAGCAGCGAGCTTATTCTTAGAGACGCCTGTTGCGGTCTTGCTTTTGTAGACCGTTCCGTCTGGGCCTTGAATGCGTTTAGCTTGAGCACTCTTTGCGTGTGGTCGAGGAGCCGACATCTTTTCAATGGATTTGGTTTGATGCTTCTTCCCATAGAATGGGTTCGACTCGCCAACACCGACTTTGCGACTTTGGCGTGTTGCTGACATCTGTTCTTTTGAGGAGGCTTTGTGCTTCTTACCAAGCATCCCATTAGGGAGACCAGAATCGTTCACGTGTGACCAACCACCTTGGCCGCCTGGCTGGAGGTTGTACCCACCAGCTTCTTTGTTCATTGCGTCAAGCCTGCTGATCCATTGCTTCTCAAGGTCGTCAAGATCTTCCTGAGTTGCGTACTGAAGAATCTCGCGCCTGAAGTTCTCGACGCCATACTTTTTGATCGCGGCTTCCAAGAGTTTCCCAGATCCGAGATACTTCTCGCGAGGGTCGTTCTGACATTGCCCAACATAGAATCGACCGTTGATCAAGTTCGTAGTCTTGTAGATGAAGCCGACCTTGCCTTTGAACGCAGCACCCAAGCTTCCACCTGGGTGGTACTTGAAGAAGTCGAGTGGCTTGAAGCCGATAGCATTTGAGAGCACCACCGCGAGCGTGTCAAGCAGACATAGAATCGTTGTAGTTGTTGAAGTGGGTGCGAGTCCGAACTCGTCGCCTTCTTGAACATCGCCGAGCCAGAGCTCGTACTGACATTCGCTCGGCTTCTTCTTGCTGTTGCAGTGGATCAAAATCTGAACGACATTCGGATAGTTTCCAGAGACATGATGAATCACCTCCAACATCTCCTTAGTATTCCCACTTCGAGAGATGTGAATGATCGTGTCGTTCGGCCCGATTGAGCCATAATCGCCGTGTGGACAGTGCGATGTGTTCAGCGATTGAACTGGGATGCCAAGCGATGCGAATGTGGCCGCCGCTTTCTCTGCGATGTTGCTGTTCTTGCCGACTCCAGTGATGATGATCCGGCGAGAGTAGTCAGTGTGCGTCGAGAGATGATTCAGAATGTTCAGGTACCCTTCAGAATGAATCACTTGCCGAAGCATCTCGAGACCTTCTAGTTCCTTGTTCAGGCATCGTTCAGCCAGCTCGATCTTCATTCTTTGCTCCACTCATTCCAATACACCGATTGTACCCCGAAAGGGGCCGAAGCCCCTCGTCGATGTAGGATCGACTTACGCAGCAGCGCGCTTCGCAGCGAGCTCGGCGACGGCCTTGAAGCCTTCGGCGTAGCTCGAGACGCGACGTGCGACGTACTCGTTCGACAGGACGGCGCCGTTCGCCGTGACCTTGTACGACACTGGCTGCTTCTTGATCTTGCCGACCAGGGCGATCGTGCCGTTCTCGAGTTGCGTCTCGGTGGACACGAGCTTCAGCTTTCGCTCGGTCATCAGGGCTTGGAGGCCCTTGCTCTTCAGTACTGCGGTGATCTTTGCCATTCTAGTTCCTTCTTCAGTTTACGGGTTCACCCCGCTGCTGGTTTCAGCAGTCTTTACGCCGTGTGCACGTACGGAACAGGCGTAGCACGCTGCTGATTCCGGTTCTTCACGCCATGACGAATGTACTCGAGCGCCTTGTTCAGGTCGTCGCCTGGAACGATTGCGTCCCAGAAGGTTGTGTTCGACCATTGGCGCTCTTCGCCGGTGATCGAGAGCAGACGATCGGTGTGAGTCTGAACAACCTTCTTGATTGCCGTCTCCGAACCCATCGTTGCACGAATGTCAGCGGTGGTGCGTTCGTTCAGACGACGAACACGTTCGCTTTCAACTGTTGAGACGTACACCGAGTACACGTCCCAGTTGTTCGCGGCGCAGATCTTCTTGTAAGCGGCGAGACCTTGTGGCTCAAGGATCACCATCGGCGGCGCCGACCCGTTCATCTTCGAGTCCATCTCGACGTGCGTGACGCCGTACCGGACACCGCGGAACTCGATCAGTTCAGCGAACATCCAGTGTGTCTCGAGTTCGATCGAGCGTGGTGTGTCGATGAAGTAGTAGTCCTTGCCTTCGACTTCACCAGTGCGCTTCGCACGTGTCGTGGTCGAGACGATTCGTGTGAACCCGAGCTGCGCTTCAAGCGCTTCCATCAGGTAGTTCTTGCCTGAACAGGTCGGGGCGGTGATTGTGACGAGGGTTGGGCGATCGAACTTCAGCATCGTGGTCTCCTGTGATGTGGAGACCATTGTAACATCCGTCGTTACGTGAACGAACCTGGATCGAGGATCACCTTCAGGTTGCTCACGAGCGGGTACAAACCCTCCTTCGACTTCCACCGCTTGTGGTACTGCGGGTGATCGAACTTCCAGAACGAGGTGACGCCGTTCTTCTTCAACCACTTCTCGGCGTTCCCGCCGAGAGCGATCACGTGGCTCCACCGATGAACCGTGAGGATCAGGGGATCACGTGCGACGCCGTGACGATCAGCCGAGTTCTCCCAGAACAGACGAGTCTCGCGAATCTCGGCTTCGACGAGCAGCGCGTTCAGCCAGCCACCCGAGTACGTCTTCGCGTAGAACGGCGTGTGATGGTAGTTGTCGGTGTCGGGCGCGCCAGGACCTGGCTGATCAGCGATCAGAAGGATGTCCTTCTTCTCGTCGAGGAACCGATTGTGATGCCAGGCTTCGTACGCCTTCCGGCGCTCGACCAGGTTCCCAGCGAACTCGCGCTTCTGTGATTCGCTCAGGATGTTCCAGTTACTCATCGTAGTAGATGTCCGCGTCAGTGATCGGTGCGAAGTCCTGAATGCGACCGCAGTCCAGGCAGAACACGAGGTTCAGGTAGTCGCCACCGAGGAATCGATCGCCGTTCGCGTAGTTCACGTACGGCACGCCGCCATCCTTCTCGTACTCGATCGCTGGGATCGAGATCGACACGCAGTCCGAGTGCTTCGCGCGAACGCGAGCGATTCTGTCAGAGCCACATTCGCAAGTCATTGCATCTCCGATGGGCAAGCGTGAACACGCCCACTCAACGCACCCCAGTGCGGGTTGTACACGAGCCGACGACCGAAGGCCGTGACCTTCCACTCCAGGTCTTGGCAATTGCAAGTCGAGCAGCGCGCCCAACGCACAACCTCTTTGCGGCGCGGCACCAGCGTCTCGAACCCTTCACGTCGATCAACGACCCAGTCGGGGTCGAGATCATCGAGACGACTGAGCTCGTCAATCACTTCATCTGGAATGGGAAACAGGAACATTGGGTTCATACGATGATCTCGATGATGTGCGTGTCGTCGTACGACCCAATGATGTCGAACGTGACTGGCTCGCGAACCTCAAGAAGTGGTTGAACATCCGCGAGGGCATCGGAGCTGAAGTCTTGGTTGTCAGTGATGTCCTCGAGAGCATCGAGGAGGTTCATCGCCGCCACTTGGTACGGTCGTTGTCCAAGACGAACCATGCCGAGCAGCGCGCCGAGCAGAGTGAGTTCGTCTCGCGACATCGCGATCAGGAACTCGCCGTCGCCGACGATCATGTCTTCTGACGGACGAGTACGAATCATGACGTGAACCCGATCTTCCGACGAGTGAACGTCTTGCCGGACGGTTGAGCGCTGAACACTTCGGCCAGCGTGATCTTGTCGCCATCCGGCAGCTCGCGCTCGAGGCCGACTTCAGCCAGAACAGCCCTTGCTTCCTTGCGAGTGAGCTCACGGAACTGCAGGACATCGAAGCAACGACCTGGACGCATCAGCGCTTCGTCGATGTCGCCGACGTTCGGAAGGTTCGTGCTGAACACGAGCTTCTTGTCGGAGGCAGAGATCAGACCATCGGACACGTTCAGGAACTTGTGCATCATCGTGTTCCCTTCAGTGCGCGTCTTCAGGAACTCGTCGGCATCCTCCATGATCAGGAACCGGGTCTCGTCGCCGATGAACCCAGCGAAGAACCCGTCTTGCATCATCACTGCCGGATCGTACGCGACCTTCGCGTTCGCCTTCGAGCGGTGAATCAGGTTCTTGATGAACGTGGTCTTCCCAGTTCCCGGCGGGCCGATCAGAATCAGGACGGAGGCATCCGAATCGATGTACTCGTCGATGTAGTCCGTGAGGACCGGGTACGACTCGTCGATCCACGGGTACGCGGAGCGAATTGCCGGACGGTAGTTCAACGGCACTTGAATGTCATCGCCGCGGGCGTTGTACACCCACTCGATCATGTTCTCGGCCTTGCGGAAGTGCGTGCTGAAGTACTCGATCCACGTTGCCGCTTCGATCGGATCGCCGTACACCTCGACCTCGATCTTCGAGCGACCGTACTTGATCTTCACGATCCCGCCATCCTTCGTGAAGCAGTTCGCGGAGTTCGCACCGAAGAACGTGTACTTCTCGAAGTTCCCGTTCACCCAAGAGGCGAGATCAAAGTCGGCATTCGTGAGCCAGGTCCCGTCGAGCTGAATCGTCTTCTTGCCAGCGAGGTACCGCTCCTTCACGATGTTGCTGTAGATCCAGTCTTCAGCGCCGTACACGCCGAGCACGACCGAACCATCCGCAGCGACATCGATCGCTCGCGGAGAGTTGAACATGTGCGAGTCGTCGTTCCCAGTTTCAAGATTCATCTTCTGAAGCCTTCTCACTTTGATTTTCTTTGGCCGACTACGACGCGACCGGTAACCACCTGGACGCGACGCTTCTCTCAACATAGCATCAAGATCTTCGTTCATAAGTCATTCTATACCAACATCAGTCCGTCAGGCTCGATGAGAACGAGGTTCGGTTCACGCAGTAGATGTCAGTCGCCATTTTTGCCATAAATACTTTCGTTGAAGGAGAACACAATGAACAGAGCCGATCGTCGCAAGTACCACTACATCTACAAGATCACAAGTCCTACTGGGCGGTACTACATCGGGATGCATAGCACCGACAAGATGGATGATGGGTACTTCGGCTCAGGGAAGATCATCACAGCATCATTGAAGAAGCACGGCGTTCATTCGCACACAAAGGGGATCGTTGAGATCTTGCCAACTCGGTCGGATCTGAAGACTAGAGAACGTGAGATGATCACTCTTGAGATGAGACAAGACCCGTTGTGTATGAACATTCGACCAGGTGGAGAAGGGTTCAGCGGAGAAGAACTTCGTGAGTGGTGGAGCGATCCTGAGTATCGAGCAAGAACTTCTACGGCAATCTCATCCTCGATGAAGCGACGCGAATCTTCTAAGGGTGTGAACAATCGGAACCTTACTCGATGGATGTTGAAGAATCCTAGCGGGGAGATCATTGATCAACCATCTGACCAGACCGGTCGTCAGTTCATCGAATCACTCGGGCTCAGTTACCAGATGTTGATCAAGTTCAGAAGCAAGAATCTCCCATTGTCTGGTATGTGGCTTGGTTGGGAAGTCGTGTCGACTACACGCCCGTCAGGACAGAAGCAAACGAAGTCTGGTGCTCGTCGCTCCACTCATTCTGCTTAGAAGTCCAGAGACGTTGTGCCGCTTGATCAAGGATGTATGTTGTGGCGTAGTCGGTCATCGCTCGAACAGATCGACCCGTTCCTTGAACAATCTTCATCAACGCTGTCAAGGAATAAATGTCAGGGGCGATGTCGAGGATCACCTTGATTCGACGATCACCGAGTGAACCGAACGGCGCCTTCACGATCACTGTGAACCGACTGAGGTCACCAGGGAGATCGAGACCTTCGAACCCTGACGGAGTCAGAAGGACTGCCGGACCCTTGTCGTACGACCGGAATGCCTCGACCCAGTCAGCCAGCTTCTCACCACGGATGTGCTCGAAGATCTTCACCTTCCGTGTGTCCATCGCTCCACGCAGGGTTCCAGCGACGGACTCCACGATCTGGAACGACGGAGCCAGAATGATCCCGCGCTCGCCCTTGTCGGTGTGGTGCTTCACGATTTGGTACGTGTGAGCACAGAGCTTCTTCACCGTCTCGGGATCCTTCATCGACGTGAAGTTCAGCGACATCGGCTTGAAGAACACGACCTTCTTGTTGTCACGCGGGAACTGCGGCGGCAGACGAATGTGCTTCACACGATCAGCCGGCTCCATCGTGAGCGTCCGCTTCGCGTACTGCTCAGAGATCGTCGCCGACATCAGGAGATTGTGCTGAGCATTGCAGAGGTTCTCGAACATCGCCGAGACGAAGATCGGCTTGATCGTGACCTCATCGTCGTTCTGTCCGGTCTTCGGGCTCTTCGGCTTGAACTCGAACACGTGCGGGTACTCGTGCTCAAGCAGATCGAGGATCTTCCCGGCTCGTCCGAAGTACTTCTTCGCAAGCTTCGTGAGCTTCAAGTACGTGCCCGGCGAACGGACCGAACGATCGGCTTCAGCCTGAGCTGCCTCGCAGATCGAGGTGTACACGTCAGCCAGGATTCGAATGTACTGTTGATACGACTCGTCCGTGATCTTCTCGCCAGCCAGGTGCTGCCCGACCATCTTCAGGTACTTGAACACTTCGGTGTCGCCGAGCTTCAGGTTGTCCGAGACTTCCTGAGACGTGAGCAGCAATCCCTTGCCCGAGAACTGAATCGCGCAGTGATCCGTGTACAGGTCGTTCAGCAGGTGCGCTTCGTCGAACACGCACACCGAACGTGGCGCCATCAGTTGCGAGCCGAGGCGATCGGTGAAGTAGTAGCTGTAGTTCGTGATCAGGTGACGGGCACGATCGCGCAGGCTTCGGTTGATCTGGTACTCGCACTTGTTGCAGTGCTCGTTGATCGTCATCTCCATTCCGGACTTC